TGGAGCAACCAATGAAACTGTAAACTTTGCAGTTACATATCCTGGTGTACCAACTGTTGAGTTAACATCTGCTGAAAGTCCACCTGCTGCAATTGCAACTGTAGAAGTTGTTGTTTCAAGCAGTGAAAGTGTTGCTGACTTGTTTGAGCCTGATGGCTGTGTGAAAATAGCAGATAGCACAGTCGCTGTGTCTGCTGCTGTTTCCGAAATAAATGACAATGTTACTACCGCTGTAGCAGTCTCACCAGCGGTGATTGTGTCTGTAGCAGAATCAATCGTTAGCGTTGGTGCGATTACAGCAGCACTTGTCGGAAGCGCTGACATAACGCCAAAGGTCATCGCTGCAGCAAGACCTAGGGCAATTTTCTTGAATGAATTCATCTTTCTCCTTGTTGTTTTATAATAAATTGAATTTATCTAGGAAATCACGGACATCATCCGTCATCTCCCTAGAATCTAATTCTATCATACTTCTCTTCTTCTGGGCAAGTTGAGCAGCAGAAGCAGACCAAGTATGTACTTCAATAACTGTATTAGTAGTCTTTGGAGTATGTGATATAGCACCAAATACCGCTCCAGATACAGCATCCGCTAAGTCTTTAGATTTCTTGCGGGGGTGATCAACACGATTCCCCTTCATAATCTTTAACTCAGACATTTCCTCTAACAATAATGGAATCATAGGAAGCGCTACACGCTCTTCATAAATCATCATTGCTAAATCTTCATAGTGTTTCTTAGCAACAGAAACAGTTTCAGTTCTCATACCAACAGCCTGTAATTCATTTTGAATATCAAATGACTGCCATCGGTCAAAAGAGACCATTCCAATGTTAAATCCCTGTCTCCGCAAATTCATAATCCATTGCTTTACTTCCGAAAGGTTAACTGGACCTTCAGACTTTGGCTCCCACCAAGCAACAGCATCAACCACAACCATAGGGGCTACCTGCTCATAGTCTTTGATAACTTGAATGTTAACCCATTTATCTACATGTGCAATTGCGATAGCACACTTGTCATGCTTTTGTGCAAGGTCAGCATGCAAATAATAAATCTTATCTGGATCTGGTTTAAATGACTCGTCAAACCTTCTAAACTGGTCTAGTGGGTTTCTAAGTGTCATGACCTTTTCTAATTTTGTTTTATCTTTAAAGAAAGCATCTGACGCATATGTTGGCATACATGCAAAGCGCATCATTGCATCACCAAGGTCTGTATAAAATGCAATCTTAAAATCATCAATCTTACGGGTTGGGTTTACTTCCCATGTAGGTCTTTTGAATGCTAGAACTTTTGGTATTTTGTATGAGATGATGGTGTCTTCATCCCACGAAATTTCAAACTGATTTCCTGGGTCATCATGTGGAAGGTCTTCATTAATAATAAACTTATGCTTACGCTCTATTGTTTCTTTTTCTGCAATAACGGATTCATATCTTTGTGAGATAAAGTCACCTTGATATCTAGGGAACGATAGCAGTGCAACCTTACCAAGATCAGGAAAACGAGAATCTACCGTACCACGAAATGCTTTGTAAATATTTTCAGCAGTCTTACCTTGCTCATTACCAGTACCAACTTCAGATGCAAAACCAGAGATCTCATCAAGAACTGCCATAAACAAGTTCAAACCCTCATGTGATTCACGCTCTGAGTGACCAGAGTAAACTGTTACAGACTTATCAAAATCAATTGAGTCTGCCTTTGGATTATACTTTCCTGCAAACCATGGTGATCTTTCAATCTTAGATTTAAAACCTTTAAAGAAAACATTCTTAGCCTGTTGAGCGTTAATAGCAACGTTAATAATATCAATAGCATCTCCCGCAGGCTTTCCATAGTACACTGCTGGATCCTTTAGACATAGCAACTTATATACCACATAGGCACACGCTACTGTAGATACGAAGTCCTTACCGCTACCCTTACCAAGTTGCAAGATGATTTCATTCTTTGTAAACTTTTTATAGTATGCTTCTCCAGCAGTATCCCCCAGCAAAGTCTGCAGATCTTCCTTCTTATATATCTGGCTCATTGCTTCTACAATTTGATACTGAATATCAGATAGTGGTGGCTGCCCAAGATAGTCTGGAGACTCTACAAATGTTTTTGCATCTACAGGAGTTTCTATAAAGTGATTTTCTTTTAGTACCTCAAAAAACTCATTGAACATCGTGGACAACGGTAATCACTTCTCCTTCTCTTGCAACAGCAGAAAGTCTTTGCATGATTAGGTCACGAACCTCTGGATGCTCAGAAGCAATATCTCTTAAAATTCCAACCAAAACTTCTTGTCTGCGTTCAATTTCAACCATCTCTTCGGCAAGTTCTTTGTTCTCAAGAAGCCCAGCCTTTTGTAGCATATCGATACGCTTTGATTCAATGTCCATAACAAGTTTAATTGCAGCAGTCTTTGCACTAAGATTATTAGTCATACTTGCCTCATCAATAACTTCATAAGACTTTGAAATAAGTTTTGTGTAGTGTGTATCTGCTCCAACAAGTGCTTCTTTGGCTCTAGCACGAATTGCAGAATTATCAGAAGCCATGGCTTTCCACTCATTAATAAGTGTAACAACACGGGTTCGTGGAATATCTAGTTCTTTTGAAATTACAGTTGGATCATTGCCCTTCAGGTATTCACTTACAACAGTGTTAACCTGGTCAAGATGTTTGACTAAATCTTCTTCAGTTGACATGCGACAAAACCTTAGAAACTTTAAACAAAATAAGATATCCAATTAAATCATCTACATCGTTGTCTCCGTAAAACTCAGAGCCCCTAGATATTCTAGAAAGTTTATCATCTATTCTAATCTTTATTTGTTCATCAGTGTTTGCTTTTGAAAAAATTCTAATTGGATCTAGGGCAGAATCGCCGTAAGATTTATTTTTTTCTATGAGCATCTCTTTAATCTCATCACATATGTTGCTGATTGCATACTGTGTTTGAACGCTCATTCTTCATCCTCCCAATCAAATACTTCTGGCAAACCTCTTAGCGCTGTTACAACATAGGTTAATCCTACAGCACCAGCAACTGCTAAACCAATAACTACCTTTTGTAATTTATTCATCGTCTTGACTTCCTTAGTCCAAATTTAGCAAGGTAAACATAGACAGTCTCTACGCTTGCACCACACTCTTTAGCAATATCTTCTGGACTCTTCTTGTCCATTAAGTACCGCTTGCGTAGCCAAACTTCGCTTGTATATAGTTTACCAGCCATAGTATTATTTGTCAACCCCTATTGCTTTTGTCCAGTTGCTTAGAGCCCAGTGGCCAATGCCACAAGCATCAGCAACATCGTTGTCTTCAATCTGTCTATCATAAATAGTATTGATAAACCGAATTGTTCTTTCTTTTCTTAGATTTCTTTCATATGATTTGTACCAAGACACAGACTTGCCAGGGTTTTGAGACCTGATGACTAACTGTTCTTCTTTAGAAATCTTCTTATTCCCAATAAAATTTTGCCAGGTTATTGGAGAAACCTTTCCAACAATCTCGGTTCCAGTTTGTCCTGCTGCACCAAGAATAGCACCTTGAACCAACGCTAGGTCTGCAGCAGTCTTAGGACTATTCATAAACACTGTATGCTCAATTATGATTGCTTTAAACCCACCATAGTGATCAAACACAGCCTTTACCCTTTCCCCTGCATTTAAAACCTTTTCGTAGATATCGTTACCATCAAACTGTATCTTTCCTATAAACCCTAGTTCTTTGGTTTTAGTATTAAACAAAGCAAAAGCAAGGTTATTTGTACTAGCATCTATAGCACAAATAGTGTCTGGCATCATGGGTATTCCCCACTTAGTCTTGTTCATATTCTATGAACCCCTTTAACTCTTTTAACATTTTTGATACTTGCTTTGCACTAATATTACAATTTGCACAAAATCCTGAATCGTTATAAATAGATAGAGATGTGTCACAACCGCCTAGACATTTACGAACTTTACCAATTCTTTTTTGTCTTTTAGTTGCCTGATACCTTTCAGCAATTTTTTCTCTTGTAGCCTCTTCTCTACAAATATTGCTGCAGTATACTTGATAACTTACTTTCGGCAGAAAGTATGCTTCACATCTGCTACATAGTTTCACTCAGTTCCTCCAGAGAAGCAATCTTTACCGTACCCGTGCCTGCCTCTTCACACGCTGCCTTTACTGGGCATGTCTTACAAATCTTTGAGTTGCCACGATAATTCTTGGTTGGAAGTGTTTGATCTACCCAAGCCTTACGAACTTCACGCATCCAACTAAATGCACCCTCAACCCACTTACGATAATTATCATTAACCTGTACAGGAATAATCATAAGGTCATGAGTATTTTTGTTTTCATAAATTAGCGCACCCTTGGACTTACCAAATATTTTCATATAGATAAGTAACTGAACTAGGTGACCAGTCTTTGGCTTATTTGTTTTCTTCCTGTACTCAAAACCTTCGTTCATCATTGTTTTGATTTCGCCAAGAATTTCTTCACCTTCCCAATTAAGCATTACGTCTCCGTAACCAAAAATTGGAGGATCATTATAAACTACCTTAAACTCTGTTGTTACTTCACCTTTATCGTTAACGTATGGAATACCAACACCAGAATCAAGCATTGCCTTTTGAATTCTGTCATGCCCCATGGTTCCAGAACTCATGTTAGCAGCACCGTACGCATCTGTATAGTCATCAAAAATAACACCATTAAATGCTAAGAACCAATACCTTGGGCACTGTCCATGCTGATAGGCAATTGTTGATGGAGCAAAAGACTTTTTCTTAGTATGCTTTGGTCCTCTGTCTGCAATGTATCCACTCTGGATCTTCTTAACCATTTCTTCTGCATTAAATATTTCGTTCTGTTTTGCCATAGCCTCTTTGTGCTCTGACTCTTTTAGCATAACTTGCTTTAGTAAACTCTTCGTCATTATCATCCTTTGTTTTATATAAGTATAGCAGGTTATCGCATAATGTATTTTAATGCTGATACTAAGTTGTTAACTGCTTCTGCTGCTGTGTAGTAAATGTTTTTCTTTGCACGATTGTTCTTGTCTACATTTGCCATCCAGGTAGCCTTTAGTGCCAACTTTCCAGCGATTGCCTGAAGCCTAACAATCTCGATGCTGGCTACAGGTGCAGGGATATCTGGCTTAATAATTAACTTAGCAATCATTGTTAATGCTGTTGTTAGTTCTTCGTCTTCCATGAACTCGGCTATTTCTGTCAAACCATTAATCATATCTAGCGTTGTATTTTCTGTCATCTTATTCTCCTTCTACTAACTGTTCTAACATATCTAATTCAATTATAGCAAGCCTTACCTTTTGTGTGCCCTCGCCTAAAACGATTACCAAGGCTGGATCCATACTTTTTTTAAGAGCATCGGTAACTGCTTTAGCCCAGACATCTTGGTTTAAAGTAAAAGATTTTGAGCACTCTTTAAAATCAATAACAAAGTTATTCCAAGAAGCATCACCTTTAGTGTTATTTCTTCCAGAATTTTTATGCTGTTTAGCGCCAAGTCTTTTAGACTCTGATCTTTCACTCATTTTCAAAGTCGCTTTTCTTTTTCTTCTTTGGTTTTAATTCAACTTTGCTTATATGTTTTTGAGTACACATCCAAGTAGTGTCACCTGACTCAAGCCAAAATCTAAAAGATGAAACTTGTTCTTGACATTTTTTACAAAATAACTTACCAGGAAAAACCATGAAGTCTTGATTAGCCATTGGTTAGTTTACTCTTTAAACTTTCTTGTAACTCAAGATCTTCTCTAACACGAGAAATAAAACCATCACGCCCTTGCACCTTAGTGCCATCATCTAACTGATACCAAGCACCAGTTCTATTTACCAAACCTGCTGCCTCTGCTGTATCTACAAGGTCACCAATAGAATCGATACCAATATCATCACCTCTAAAGTAGAAGTCATACTCTCCTGATTGGAATCCTGGAGAAGTTTTAGAGAACTGCAACTCCCAACGAATCTTTCTTCCAATCTTTTCTTCAATCAACTTGTCACCAATCTTTATCTTACCTTTGATTGCTTGATTATCCGATTCGGATGAAAATAATTTAATAACAGTAGAAGAATAGAACTTAGTAGCCTGACCACCAGTAGGCTGCTGGCTAGTATACATAGCATTAATATTGTTACGACTTTGACTAATAAGAACAAAAAGCGTTGGCTTAACTTTATTATTTGCATAGTTAATCATCTTCCAAGCATTGGAAAAGTCACGAGACTCTGCACCAATTTGTTTTGTGTTTTCAAGTTGTTTGAGTTCATCGGAATCCTTTTCAAAATAGATTGCTGGAAGTAATGATGTGATTGAGTCAACAACAACAATGTCAACACCAGCATTAATAAGATTAGTTCCAACATCAACCATCTCATTAATTGTACGAGCCTGTGAGTAAATAAGTTTAGAAGAGTCTACCCC